TGCGGCCCTCCGTGTTACCCAGCGTGGCTCTGGTAATGCCATCGAGGTCGAGGACAGCACGACCCCAGACGCCACTCGCTTCGTCGTAGATCAGTTCGGCAAGGTTGGCGTAGGTACTGCCCCGGACGCTACGGCGGCCATTAGGGTTGATGCCAACGGCATCTCGTTCAACGGCCTGTCCTTTAATCCTACTGGCACGGCCTCCCATACTGGTGGCCCGGACACTCTAGACCTCCTGGTCACCATCAACGGCGTGAACTACCGCCTCGGCCTTCGTCCCGCTTAATCTTATGATCATTGCTATCATCTCCCTCATCATCGGCTTCGCTGGCGGTTTCTACGCTGGCGTCAAGAACGCCAACAGCTCCAAGCTCGCCAAGGGCAAGGAACTGCTGAACGCTCTCAAGTCCAAGGAGTAATCCAATGTGGCGCACTCTCCCAGTCGTCCTGCTGGTTGGGTGCGCCACCAAGGGTGACCTACCTAAGCAACCCGACGCCCCGGTCACGCCCATCGTCCAGGAGGTCGGCAAGGTGCAAGACAAGGCAGACAACCGGGTATCTGCTGCCGTAGCGGTAGCCAAGGAGAACTCCGACAAGCCAGCCGTCGTCCGCGCCGAGCTTGGCGTCGCATCATCCTACCTGCCGGCCCCGACAGACGGTGACCTAGCCTTCGCGCGCCAGCGCGCCAGCAAGGCTGACCAGAAGGACTACAAGGACGCCGAGGAGTACGGCAAGAAGCTCCTGGCGAAGATCAACACCGACTGGGCTAAGATGGAGAAAGACCAATCTGAAGCCAAGAGGGTGTCCGATTTAAAGGACGCCCGTATCAAGGAGCTGCAAGCCGAGGTCGAGCGCGTGAAGAAGGAAGCCTCGGCTAACATCTGGAGTCTCACCGGGGCCGGTCTCGTCGTGGTCGGAGGTCTAGCCTGTGCCTTCGCCTCCATCCGCATCGGCATCCCCATCCTGCTCACCGGGGCATTCGCTGCTTCCGTTCCTTTCATTATCGATTCCCCCTACTTTGAATACATCGCCGGAACTACCCTCGTCGCCGTCTGTGGCTTGGGTCTGTGGTGGCTGTTCGACAAGGTGAGGGACTCCGTCAAAAACGATGTCCCCCCCTCCCCCAGCGAGTAACCCGGACGACTACCAGCAGGTCGTCAAGGATGGCGTCATCGCCTCTGCCCTTGGGTCTGGAGCTATGGTCGCCAGGCTTTTGCTCAGTACCGAACCCGTCTCGCTTGGCTGGGTGATCCGTCGCATCTTCGCGGCAGCCATCACCGCTGCCTTCGTGGGCTGGGCTGTCACCGAGCATATCCAGTCCATCCCGTTGCGCTTCGCAGCCGTCGGGGCGTCCGGCTATGCTGCCCCGGAGGTTCTCGACTACCTGTTACGCTACATCAAGGCTAGGGGTGAAAAAGAAGTCGCCTCGGTCACCAAGACTAATGGGAAACGAAAATCCAAAGCCAAACGGAGATAACAATCTCCTGTTCGCCGTCGGGGCTATCCTAGTCCTGGCGTCGGTCTGCGCCCTTTACACCGCGTGGGTGGTCAATGGGGTTCTGAATGCCTTCGCTTCGACCGAGGCGATGGTTATGCTGATCACCGATAGCGGTATCAAGTCGGACGACCTCAAGACCGAGCGTCAGCTCTCTGAGGCGACTGTTGCCCTTCAGACTTCGCGCGACATCGCCGTTGCCCTCGTCGTGGCTTCGCTGATGATGGGGTTAGCGTTGGCTTGGCGACTTTGGGGGCAAAAGGGGAATAGGTAGATACCAACCAGTCTATCAAAACGCCTTGGCGGTCGGTTTTTGTCATTCTGAGGGGGTAGTTCCTTCGTAAAACAGGGTCGCACCCACCTTTTTAGGGCTAAGGATGCCGTTTGTGACCATCGCCTTGATGACAGCCAGGGCTTGCTCTTGGTTCAGACCGTAGTCGGTTTCAAGCTCCTTGATCAGCGCACCCCGGCTTGTCGACGGCTTGGAGGCGAAGTGGGCGTACTGCTCCCCGACCTTGAGGAGTTCAAACTTGGAGGACAGGGGTGCGACCTCCCACAGCACCTTGCCCTCGGCGTGGCGCAACTTGATGGACAGGGTAGGCTTGCCGTCCGGCATCCGCATCCCCGCCAACTTGCCACGCTTGGTAAGGTTGAACGAGAAGATGGGATAGTCCTTGGACTCCCGGCGGACGTTGATAATCGCTCTTGCCCAGTTTACGAGTTCGGAACTCCCAAGCCCGGAATATGCCATATCGCTGATGGTCTGCCCCTCCGTGACCTCCTTGGGCTTCGGCTTACCTTCGTGGTGGGTGAAGACGATGATACACCCGGTGTCCTTGAGGATAGGCTGGATGAGGTTTCGGAGGAAGTGGGAAGCCACCTCCTGCTTGGATAGGTCACCGCCGACATAGGAGAGCAGCGGATCGCAGAAGATGACATCAAGTTGCATCCGCACCACAATCTTTCGGACGAGGTCGGCGAAGTCCTTCCCGGTCTTGGTGGTCTCGGTGAAGAAGCGGAGGTTCTCGCGCAGGAGCGCCTTGTCATCCTTGGACAGGTTCATCGCCGAGGTTACCCCTTGGTAGGACTCGGCAAGGTCGCCGACGTCGCACTCAGCCTGGATGACGCCGACCTTGAGCGCGCGCTTGACCGGGATGCCAAACAACTCGCGACCGAGCGCCCACGAACAGGCGGTCTGCATCGTGAAGGAAGACTTGCCGATGCCGGACTGGCCGGTGATGAGGAGGCTACCGCCACGGCAGAGCCAGCGCCCGTGACCGATGACGTGGTTCGGATCGTGCTGGGTGTCATAGGTCTCAAGGAAGTCCGTGCGCAGCTCGTCCGGCAGGTCGTGACCGTCGCGCCAGATTACCCACGCATCCCAGTCCTCCGCACCGACCTTGAGCGCCAGAACCTTCTGCTCCTTCTCCCCGCGCATCACGCCACCGAGGCGAGACCAGCGGGAAGGGTTCTTGTTCTGCGGGTCGGGTTCGTGATCTCCGAGGAAGTCATACACCGTATTACGGCGCTCTTCCCATTGCTCCTTGGTCTCCGCGTCGACGCGCACCCAGGCGTGGACTGACTTGCCCCCAGAGTCGATAAGGGCGGTGATGGGGAGATTGGACTGATGGAAGATGGCAATCTGTTCCTCACGCTTCTTCTTGTCGAACTCGACCAAGACGTGGCGGTAGGCAGAGACGGCTGTGTCAGTCCCGGTGAAGTCTTCCGGCTTGAAAGGATTGATGCGAAGCCAAGCGCCCTGCTCCTCTTCTTGGTAGTAGGACTTGCCCTTGGCGTCCGGCCCGAAGAAGCGCTTGATCCACTCGGCGCGCGTAAGAAAGTTGCCCTTGGAAGCCGGGAAGTACTTACCGTCTTCGTTCTGGCCGGCTTCATTCGTAATGCAGACGACCTCGTCGTCCTTGAAGGCAGCCAGCAGTAGGTCAGCCGTCGTCATCGTCACCGACCCAAAGGCGACCTCGGCGATGCGCTTCGGGTCGAACATCATCCGACCGTTAGAGCCTACGGCGCGCTCGCGCCCAGACAGCCAGCCCTTCGGTCTTTCGTGGGGCTTGACGTAGGCGTCGTTGAGCTTGTGGCGCAAATCCTTCTCACCCCAAGGCGGGGAGCAATGCGTGACGTTCCACTCTTGCAGGAGCGCCCAGGCGTCGTCCCATCCAAGCTCGAAACCGTGCGCCAGAATACTGGCTGCGCGGTACGTCGCCGGGTGTCCACCCTGCCCGGAAATGGCGGGAGGAAGTTTCGCAAGGTAGGCTTTAGCCCCCTTGATGCGGTCTTGTGCGGTCATTGTTGTGTGGCTACCTGTAGTAGTTGATCACCAATGGCAGGGAGGCAATATTGAAATCGATCCAATCTCTAGCCATCTCTTCGTCCCATCCTTCGTTGATGGAGATGATGATCTTGACCAGTTCGTGGAAATTATAAATCAGCATTCCGTTGGGCATCTTGCCGACGATTGCTTTGTCGAAATCTTTCCTGGGTTCTAACCTGGCGAAGAAGTCAGACGGTTTTTTCTTTCGTTTCATTTAGGATTTGTTCGACGATCTTGATGCGCTCGCCGATCCACCGGGCGCAAGGTACTGCCCAAGAGTTTCCTATAGCCTTGTATTGAGGGCCGTCCGGGCATTCCTCCGCTGGCTTGCCCTTCCACGGAATCTGCGTCCAACCGTCCGGGAAGCCCTGCAAACGAAGACACTCGGTCGTCGTGAGCCTACGGACAGCCAGACCCTCGGACGAAACCAAGGCTTCAGACTCGACGCGCGAGTTCCCGGTGCGGGAGAACGGAGGGCCGGACTGGGTAACGGTCGGGGCGACGTCGGAGCAATGCTGCACGATGAAGTTCTGGGCGTGTTGCGACTGTGGGCTTGGCTGTACGCGGTTAACGCACAACGCGGTATCCACGGGCTTCGCGTGGAACGTGTTAGCCTTGCTGTCCTCGCGGATCGCGAAAGCCTGGGGGTCGACCACGGCGTGGGTCGTATGGATGTCGCCTTGGTCGTGGACGTTCAGCGTGTTCGCCTTGCCGTCGTCCACCCAGGTCTCCGGGTGTTCTACGGACTGGGCGCGCGTTGACTTTCGGAACGCCACAGGCTGGTCGATCATCAGATTGTAATGCTCGTCGCCAGCCGGCCCCCCAGTACCCTTCGACCACTTACAGCTTACTGTGCCGGAGATTCCGTCGGGCTGGCAGTTGATTCGGCTGTTCGACGGAGCGCTTTCTCCAGCAACGGGGGAAGGCTTTTTCCGCGACGAGATGCCCTTTTGAGGATTCCAAGACAGGCTTTGCTGGTCAAAAAGTACCGCTGTGGCAGCGGCCCATCCAGCAGGATGTCGCGTAGCGCAGAGCCATACTCGTCGGCGTCGTTGCGGGACTCCGAAGTGTTGAGCGTCAAGGACGCGGTATGCCCACCCCCCATACCCGATGTTCCCCAGCGCTGTGAGGAAGGCTGCAAAGTCCCGTCCTCCGTTGGATGTAAGGACGCCGGGGACATTTTCCCAAATGAACCACTTGGGTTGCAGGTGTTCAACAAGTCCAAGGGTGACAAGCGCCAGGTTGCCACGCGGATCATCCAGTCCCTTTCTGAGGCCGGCGACGCTGAAGGCTTGGCAGGGGCTTCCTGCGCAAACAATGTCAACTGATCCGGGGGTGAGATTCCATTCTTTCCATTTTGTGATGTCGCCATAGTTCAATGTGTTGGGAAAACGGTGCTTCAGCACGGCTGAAGGAAACGGTTCGATCTCGGCGAAGCCGACAGGCTCGAAACCGAGGGGATGCCAGGCTACGCTGGCTGCCTCGATACCGCTGAAGAGTGATAGGTATTTCATATGTCGTTGTTGGGTGGCTTTGATTATTTGATGGCTCTGAAGTAGCCAACCCTGCGGTAGTCGCCTTCTATTGCAACACGAAAAAACTTTCGTTCCATAATACCTTTTTTGACCGCAATGTTGAGCGCGTTCCTGGTAGACGTGCGAGCGATGCCCCACTTCTTCTGCCACTCCTTGGCGTTGTAGAAGTTGGGAGGAATCTTATCAACCTCTGACAGCCTCTCCTTATGGATGAGGTCTAGGAGTCTTTGCGCTTCTGATTTGGGAGATGCCATTGATCGCCGTTGTCGTGGATATGCAGGGAAGGGTATAGGGCGTTGTCGTTATACTCTCCGTAGACGAATCCTTGACCCCAGCCAAGCGTAGACCGCCGGGTGTTGGCATAATCCATAGCTCCGCGTTTGGTCAACGTGCCGACCGACATCCCGACCGGGGAGTCGATACGCCGGCCAATCTGTTGCATCGGCTTGTGAGTGTGGGCGAAGATCACGTTGCCATACATCTCTGCCATATCCCGTGCGGAATTCTCGTTGTAAATCGTGCCGTGCGTGAAGGTGTAGTTGGCAATCTTGTAGACCTGCCAGACCCCCGTATAGGGGACGTAGAGGGCATTCAGTTTTAAACAGGTGGTCTCGATAGCCTCAAGGGACGTCTCGGCAGCGCGAACCCGGAGCTGGTTGCTGGATCGCAGGTCGCGACGTAGGCGGGTTTCGTGGTTACCCTCCAGGACGAAGTTAGCGCCAAGCTCCTTGAGGAAATCCAAGCCACCATCTAGGTCTGGCTTGATGGCGTCACCCTCCCCGGATGATCCCCCCATATGGGCAGACATATCCGTGAAGTCGCCTAGATGCCCGACCGTGTGGGGCTTGAACCATCGCTTGAACTTCAGTACAGCTTCGACCGCTTTGGTATCGGCATAGATTCCGTGAGAACAACCTACGACCATAAACCGCCGTAGACCAGTCCCTTGGAAAACCTGTTTCATACCCTAGCCTTGAGTCTAACCTTCTTGAACGCCCGGTATCGCTTCTGGTAGGCGCGTTGGTAGGAGTTCTTGTGGATAACTTTGGTGATAGCGTGAATAGCCAGGGCGGCCTCAAGGCTCATCATCACAAATGAGTGATTGCCCTTCTTGGCTGCCATTATCGCCCTCCCCAAGGCCGGCAATCCGTCGGTCTTTCGGTTGGATACGGCGCTCTCCCGGCTTGGGTTCGGGGCAGGTGAAGGTTGGGACATTAATAAGCTCCTCCGCTTTTTCTAGGCTTATCCCTAGTGATCTCGCCCTTTCCTCCAGGTCGGGAAGGTTTTCCTTTGTTATCCTTTTGGTGCGAGGCTTGGTCACGATTCCGATTGGTACGACCTTCCTTTAGGACTTCAATCTCCTTCTGGAAGCCGATGCGGGTGTCAGCCAGCGCCTCGGCTAGGGAGATCATCCGATGCTCGGAGAACTTGAGTTCGGCCTTGAGGCGCTCGTTCTCGGCTTCCAATACGAGAATCTTCTCAAACAGGTCTTGGTACATATCGCTCACGGCTGATTGCCCTCCTTGGCATTCTTCCATTTGAGCAAAGCCTGACAGAATCTAACCTCATCACTACCATCGCCAGAAGACCAATGACTCATCACCCAATCCCCGGCCTTGGTCAGACGCTCGACCTCGGCCTTGAGGCGGGCGTTCTCGGCAATAGTATCATCGAACAATGCTCGGTTGAACTGTGCGTGTAGTTCACTCACATCGACACGGAGGCTTG